ACGTTGATGTCCCATCCGCTCGCGAACCCGCATCTCGATAGCCCGCCCGGCCTCGGCCGTCCACAGATTGTCCGGCACAATGTCCACCTGCACGGAGGACACGGATAATAGACCATCGATCCTCGCTCTTATCAGGATCGAACGGAACATAAGTGATACCTTCGTCCTTAAGCTCACGAAGCAAGGTTATCTGCTTGATCGGATCGTTTTCTGCGTCCAATGTGGCTGCGGCGAATTCCAATGGCCAGTGAGCTTTAAGATAACAGCAGTAATAACTAACCAGTCCATATGCGACCGCGTGCGAGCGGTTAAACGCCCATGAGCCAAATGTGTTGATTTGATCCCATATCTCTTTTGCTGTCTTTTCCGGTATTTTGTTCTCGATAGCTCCAGCACGGAACTTCTGCCAGAAGCGTTCGAAGAATTCATCGCCCAATCTCCCTGACATCGCTTTCCGAACGGCGCTCGTATCCTCCCAACTCATCTTTCCGAGATGACGAACAATATTCATAACTTGTTCTTGATATATTGTAATTCCATAGGTGTCTTTTGTTAACTCCGTGAGCATCGGGTGAAGCGTCGTTATATCCTCTTTTCCTGTCCGGCGCTTAACCCAAGAGTGCGCGCCTCCAGTGGCTAGCGGACCAGGACGCGCGAGCGCCGTGATCGAAACCATATCCTCTAGGCTCTCGACCGTGATCTGTTTTGTTAGAGACTGAAGCGCAATCCCAGTAAACTGAAAGATGCCGGAGAAGCGGCCTTCATTGAGAACATCGAAAGCCTTTTGGTCATCTAGCGGAAGGCTCTCTAGGAACCCAGCTCGCGGCTCCTCCCCGATAAGCTCTAGCGTCCGTTCAAAGATCGAAAGTTGCGTAAGACCTAGGGCATCGATCTTAAGCAGGTTAAGCTCTTCCGCATCCTTCTTGTCACACATAACAGACTTCGTTCGATTATCAATAGCGACGTGCTCAGTAATGGGTTCCTTAGTAACCACGATGCCTGCGGCATGTTGAGAAGCGTTATTCGGATGACCTTCCATACGAAATGCGAGCGCAAGCTCCGGATGCTCATCGAGTGTCCTTCTCCCCATCTCTGTATCGGTTAGAGTGTCTTCAAGTGCTTGGAGAGCGCGGCTGTCTCCGCCGCTGCGCTCAATGATACCATCAGCCACTTTCTCAAGTTTCCAGGAAGGGATGCGGAGACTTGCCCCAGCAGTTTTAAGGACTGATCTAGGTTTGAAAAGGCCCACTGTTCCAAGTCGTGCTGTGTGATCGCTTCCATATTTTCTCTCGGCATATTGAAACACAAGTTCTCTTCTAGCGTCGCTAAAGTCAATATCAATGTCGGGTAAGTCAGTTCTATTGATATCAATAAAACGTTCGAAGATGAGACCAAATGGGATGGGGTCCACAGTAGTGATGTCGAGAAGGTAGCAGACGAGTGAGCCACAGGACGATCCTCTTGCTGGGCCGACGATCATATGTTTCTTCGCATACTGGATCAGATCGGCGATGATGAAGAAGTAATCTTCGAACTTCTTGTCAGCGATGAGCTTAAGCTCTCGCTCTAAGCGCCCCTTGTACACCTTGTCTTTCAGATTGGTTCCGGTCCGCTTCGCTCCCTCGATACAGAGCTGGCGCAGGGACTTCTTCCTTGGAGGCGCGAAAAGCTCCGCTCGCTTAAGCTCCGCTCGCGCCATTTCGGTGGCTCTAGAGGCGTTCTTAAGTGCCCGCGCGATAGTCGGCCCATCCGCGAACCATTCGACACTCTCGCGCCATTCCTTCGCGCCTAGGATGTGCATGGGATAGGTCTGGGTGTTTGAGCGCCGCCCTAGTGCGATCCGGTAAAGCTCCTTATCGTCCTCAGAAGGATAATAGTTGTCAGAAGTCGCAATGAACTCGAAACCTCGCTTCTTCGCGTCCTTAAACAGTCCCTTCGGGAGCGATGGGCTGAGGCCAATATAGAGGTTCGGGAACGGCGCAACGCAATCGAGGATAACCCGCTCTCCGGTTATCTTAATCAACTCTTCAGCAGCCATCGCTTGTTCGTACAATAAGCAGGGTTCACGGTTCGTGTTCGAAGTCGCGATCCCGATAAGATCGTGAAGAGGCCGAAGGCTATCGGTGGCAAAAAAGGTCCAATAATCAATCGTCGGCTTCTTCTCGCCTAAGCGAGGTACTACAGCCAGCTCCACACCATAGATCGGACGAAGGCCAGCCTTCTTCGCAAGCTTCGTCCACCGGACGAAACCAAAGGTGCTCACACGGTCACTGATCGGAGCGACGGGAGACTTAATTTCCTGAAGTCTTTTAATGACATCTTCCGGATGCCCGAAAGCAGTCCGGAAACTGTAGCCTGTTCGAATTCTCATTTTTGATTTTTCTCCGGAGCCGGATAACGTTCAGCGAGTAGATCGAGTGAATTCGGATACTTACTACGGTCGCGGCTCTCCACCGCTGCGTAGTCCGCTTCTGTTAGCTCATATTTTTGAACAATCTCCTTTCTCGCTTTACCATTCAGATCGGTCATCGGAGCAGCGACATAGAAGAGTTGCGGCGTAAGCCGGTTGTCCGGTCCGGATCGTATCCAGCAGAAATGAGCTGTCATTTTCTTCTCCCTGGCGTGATATTGTCCTTAAGGTCTTTGAATGTAAAATGCTCCTTTCCTGCTATCGCGAGCGTATAGCCTATTCCTGGAGAGCCTAGGATGATGAAAGGCGTCTTAGTATCCTCGCACCATTCGACGGCAAAGACGAGAGACTTCCCCGAAACCGAAGGACCGCATTGGCCTTCCGTCTCCATGAGCCTCCGGACTATCCCACGAAGTCTTCCGGCTTCGCGTGGGGATAATGGACCAGGATCGTTTTCGATGACGATCTTAATTCGGCGCTGACTAACGTCCCTGTCTCTCATATCACATCCCTTTTCTTAAGTTCGCAACAGCATCGAAGCATCGCGTGAACGTCTGCCTTCGCTCTATGGGCTCCGGTAAAGCTCTCGCTGAATAGATATTCGTGAAGAGCGCCTAACGAGAGCCGGAAGCCTTTAATGTGAACCGTTTGCTCCACCGTACACACTAGCCTAGGCCAGCGTAGCTTTCGGTTCATCCGCTTAAACTCGATATCCAGCATTTCAACGTCGAAGGAGAGATTGTGGGCAATGACGACGGGCGCTTTCTCGATAAGCTCCTGGATACGATCCGCCACTGATTTGAACCTAGGAGCTTTCGTGACCATCTCATTAGTGATGCTTGTGATCTTCGTGATCTCTTCTGTAATCGGATCGGACGGTTTACAGAAGGTTTCGAAGTCCTCATATATTTCTCCTGTCTCTAGGTCCGCTAGACAGCCATAGAATTCGATTATCTCCGGCTGCTTGTCGAGCGGAAGCGAGTTGTTTGAGATAAGTCCGGTTGTCTCTGTGTCAAATAAAAACGCGATGGTTCCTTTCGCTGCACCCTTCGCTTTTTTTGCCGCAATAGTTTTGCCTTGTTGCCTTGCTGTCTGGCAAATTTTCTTAGTCGGCATATTTTGACTTCCTTCCCGTCTTATTTAGCGTTTTTCCCGGAGGCCGCATCTGAACATTCCGGCGCTTTAGGACGTGTCGAATTCCGTCCGGAACCATATTGTACTTCTCCGCTAGATCGCGAAGGCTCATCGTGGCGTAGTCAGCCACTGCCTGAAGCTCCTGCTCATCAGTAAGCTTCCGGGCATTCTTGTTCCCTGGTTTACTCATAATTCAATTCCGTGCTTCTGAGACACCTTCCGAAGCTTCGCTTCCACAATGTGATCAAGCTTAACACCCTCTACATGGAAGCACTTAGCCAACAATTCGAGATAGACGCGAATGTCAGCTAACTCTTCCCTTATCTCTGAGATGAGATGGTCCCTGTCTTCTGGTCTATCTCGCCAACGTTTCTTAATCATATTGGCCAGCTCTCCGGCTTCTCCGCAAAGAGCTAGCGCCAGGAACCTCTCGTCAGTGGAAGTGAAGGGAGGGAAGAGGCTAGCTGTCATCTTCTTGTGAAGATCGATAATCTTGCTTTCCAGTCGATGGTCCATGATTCTTTCTCCCTTACGAAACGACTAGTGTGTGCGAACGTCCGCGAATGGCCGTTCCGGATCGGCGAACGCGAGCGGCAAGAGCCATTTCAAGTTGGGGATAATCTCATTGTTTCCTAGCCTAATCGCCTGGTCCAATTTGATCCAAACTAGTGGCTCTCCGGCATCATTTACGTCCGGAGCGGAGAACGTCCCCAAGGTCCGATAAAAGTGGATCACAGCCACCGGAGGATTAAGCAACGGGCCAACCGTAAATGTACAAAACCTCTGCCAGTCCCGTGTTTCCTTGTCTCCGGTTTCCTCCTCCCATTCCCGATGCATCGCGTCCATCGGAGTTTCACCCGGCTCCAACTTTCCGCCGATACCATTCAGCTTCCCAGCTTGCCAATACGGCTTTAGTTTCTTGACGAGAAGGACACTCCCTTCCAGATCAATCATAAATCCAGCTACCATCTTCTTCATTTCCACTCTCCTTCTTGAACTCCGAACGTCTCTTCATCGATCGAAAAGAGCATGGCGGCATAAACCATGTCATCTCCAATGGAATCAGGATGCCCTTTCTTCCAGTTAACTGCGTATCTCGTGAGCTTCACGATCTTCAACATCAAGATGTGGTAACGGTTGTGATCCTCCGGCGTCTTAAGCTCAATTCCATTTGGGAAGAGAGCGGTCATAACCTTTCCCACCATCTTCCAGTTGTCGCCATAAAGCTTGTTCTTTTCCCGGAATGTCCTTGCGCCTCGCTCTAGAAGATATGCTGGCGAGCGGGCTTCGATATTTTTTTTGATCTGTTCCATGTGGTTCCGGAGATAAGGGCAAGGGAAATTATCCGGTTTGCAAATGCAAACATGGATATTGTCGTAAGAACACATCGGTTTTGTCTTGAAAACATTTTCCTCTGATTGCATTTCTGTAATCTCCCCTAGCGTCATCCCGATATACCGATCACCCTCGCTCATGGGTCAATCCTCTTGATGAATTTTAGATAGGCTCCTATGCCCATATGGTGAACTCGATAATGATACAGACGGCCATAGCCTCTCGAATTCGGATTAGTCAGGAATTCGTTAGTGTGCTTTTTCGTCCACGTCTCCTGTACGAGAGGAAAGATAGTCTCCGGGAATTCATCAACATGCATTCCGACATGAGACATCCGAGCAGCGATATATTCTGCGTTAGCACTAAAGTCGTGCCAACTCATTCCGTTCAAGTAACGAAGAATTTCAACCTCGATACCTAGATCATAATTGAATTGAAGCTCCGCCACCTGTGGCTCGACTTCTATCCATGTTCCATTCCCGCCCAGGACGCGGCTTCGCGCCGTGACTTCGTCTCGGACCCATTCTTTGTCCAGGAGCCCTAACCCTTGTTTAATTCTCTGCTCTCCTTCGAACGTCGGACAATAGAAGGCAACTTGGTCGATTTTCATATCTGTTCTCCTGTTTCTTGCATGTAACGCTTAAGACCATATATCACGGTTGAGTGATCACGGTTCATCGCTTGACCTATCCGGATCGTGGATGGCATAAGCTCTTTCCTAATCTGGAACCAAATCTCCCATCGCGTTCTCACGAGATGCTTGAAGTTAGAATGACCGAATAAGTCCTTGGGTCCCATTCGGCGCTCGTGAGCTAATTCGACAGCTCGATTGCGTATCTCTTCTAGCGGAGGCTTTCCGTACATCATACTGTTGAACTTACTTTCTGACTTCCTGGTCATCTTTACATTGGCCCTCCATAAGGAAGGATGCAGCCGCCTAGGTATTTATGGCGCTCCTTGGTCGAGAGAAGGAAGGCGACGAATTCCGCGAGAACCTTAGTGTCCGTTTCCTCGCCCACCGGAAGGCTCGCGAGCTGATAAGCTTTCGCTTCCTCCGGCGTCCATCCGCGTTCCTCTTGCACGCGACGGTCAATATATTCACTCATCCCGGTTCCGGAGAGCTTATTGGGACTAATCCCAAAGACCGTGATCCCGTGCGTCTTAAATAATTCCCGATGCATCTGCATCGTCATAATCTTCGCCGCTCCTTTCGACGCGTTATAAGCGATACTCCCGGTCATCGGGACGTTAGAGGCGTTGGAGATAATGTTTAGGATCGTTGAACCAGGTCTCATAGATGGAAGAAGTGCTTTTGTGACCAAGAAGATGCCACGAGCATTCGTGTTAAGAACTTGATCCCAACCGTTAATTGTTAGATTATCAATCATTGATATCTCGTTGATGCCTGCACAATTCACGAGAATGTCAACCGGCGTAATAATACTAATATTCGCAGAAGCATCAATGATGGACCAATAATCAGCGATATCAACTCCGGTTTCCCGGCTCCAGTCTATAATCTCAATTTCCTCCTTCGATGCGAAAGGATCGATGAAAGTCGGGAGAGCTTCCGCGATAGCTTTCCCTAGTCCGCTGCTGGCTCCGGTGATGACGGCTCTGATCATTGTCCATTCCTCGCTGCTACATGCTGGAGAGTAGTGATACCTTGCGACCGAAAAGCCTGAAGCACGTCGTCCCGGTCATCGATCACGAGAAGGATGCGAGGAAGATAGGGACGCGCGAGAAGCATCTTGACTTCCGGAGACTTCATATAGTTTCCGTCCGGCCGCATAAGAACGCAATGGAGCCGGACGTTACACATCGTCATCCATCGATGTGTAATCCCGTACCACTTCCGTGGGCGAGCGGTGAGCCCGAAGACATTGAGACCGGACGCGGCCCAGGCGTTAACCGCGTCCACCATAGATTGGAAAGGAAGATCGTGGAAGCTCTCGGAATGGTACTTGTCCCAATCCTCCGGGCTCATCGAAGGATGGACAAATTCCTCGGCACGCTTCGCATCGTCGCTGAGCGTCCCGTCCACGTCGCACATAATGATGTCTTTCATTTCTTATTTCCCTCGTGGTATTCCCATAGAGCCTGGGCAAAAGCTCGATAAGCTTTTCCAGGTCTAACTTCGCCTTCCTTCTTTTCAGCTTCCTCGATATATTCCATCAGTTTCTTATTATTGTCATCCGGAACAGCTTCGAAGAACATCGATGCCATTTGACTATGGTGAATGAAAAGCTCACAGGCTTCCTCTTCAGTCACCGGGTAAGGATAACCCAGATATACTCTCTTCATGGCTTTCACCCCCACACCGCCTTCAACATATCTACTTCCTTCAGAGCCTGATTAAGTAAAGGCTTATCAAGCGGTCCAGCGTTCCCTAGCTCTCGCGTTAGTATCTCGATGAGTGCTGGCGTCTTAAGCCGATCTGGCTCGCAGAAAGACTTAACCCACGGCATAACCTCATATACCGTCCGCTTAAGCTCTCGAACCACGTCCTGGTATTCACCCTGAGCCCGAAGGTTCTCCCGCTTCCCGACAATATCCACGAAGGTCCGAAGGTTCCATTCGATGGTAGCATTCGTCTCCGCATTCATCGGGATCACGCCTCGACAATCCTGGTTCGGGATGCCACGGCGCTGAAGCGCCTGATAAACTAATGCCGTTTCTTTCATGTGATCGTCCCAAATCACGAGTGCTTCCGGATCGCCCCTAACCGTGGGGGGCGTCACGTAACCGAAGCTCCCCATATCCACGACGCGCATCGCCTGGACAGCGTAGGAACCGTGCCGCGTCCGTAGTATCTGATCCACGCACGCGCGGCTCGCTCCGGTAAGGTCCCAATTAAAGTGTACAAACTCCCAGCTGGAACGAATAGTGTTCACGATGTAGTCAAGCTCGCTCTGAAGCTCATCTCCTTCCAACTCATTGAAGATACGGTCACGGTTCTCTTTACTCCGCTCTAGGCGGGTGCTCTTAATGTAAACGAGCTTCTTCGCGGCCCACATAGGGTCCGCCATTCCCATGCCAGTGTAGTCGATGAGTTCTGCTTTCATTGTCCTCTCTCCTTCAAGCGTCGGATCGTTATTTCCAGTTCAAGACGGTCCAGATATTCCCGACGCCAACCAACCCTAGATCTCTTAATCTTAGCGATGCAATTATGAATGTGCCTTTCCTCCATCTGAGAAACAAGAAGGCGCTGGCCATCTCTCGTAATCCAGATGGTATCTTGCATCACATCTCTCCTTCACCACTTCAGATTGTTGATTTTCTTCTCCAACCGATCCAGGGACCGCGAAAGGCTCCTATAGGTTGGGATTGGCTTATCGAACAGGCCACTTTTCTCGGCCATCCTTTTCATACTGAAACCAACGTTTCCAACGATACTAGTAATTCCGCATTGGCCGCAGTTCCCTCCGCAAAAGTCGCAGACCGGGATGAATTTGCCGGGAATTCGAGCCCACACGAGCCCGTGAGCTTTCATTCTAGGCGTAAGCTCCGGAACTGGAGTAGGTTTCGGAAGCCGAATTCTCCGGAGACGGTTGAGCCATTTTCCAATCATCACATCTCTCCTTCGTTATCGCCTGGTCTTGGGCACAACCGGCGCTCTATCTCCATAAGCTCCTTCCAGAGCTTCCCGCGCCACTCCTTCGTCTTAGTAAGTTGCGCGGCGCTCATCACTTCCTTCGCTCCTTCGGTCAGGAGCTTCGCGAAGTCGTCAACTAGTTGACCGTTGGTTCTGCGCCTCTCGGATGGCTCTGATTTCTTCTTTGTCGCCATAATGCGCCTCCACGAGTTGCTTAACTCCTTTAGGGTCCGCTGCAGCGTAAGCGATAGCTTGGCAAGCTTCGCTAATCCTTCCGCTGTTTACTTCGAAAGCCACGGATAGAGCTTGTTGATCTACTCCCAGAACAGAGTGTAAATAAGCAGCCTTGATCCGTTCCTCGAAAGTGAGCTGGGATTTTCTGGGCATGTCATTATCTCCTATCGATGAAGAGCTGGACCATACTGGTTCCCTTCCTTTATCCAACGGTCAATGAGCGTGATATCCTTCACCAAATCGTCCAGGAGAAGTCCCGGACGCCACGTCGCATACCGTCCTAGGGAATAGATATTGAAATTCACCGTCGCCCAATGCATAAAATGGCGGCGCAAACCTTCGTCAATCGGGAGTATCTTGGCATATTGCTGACGTTGAATTGAAGGATAAACTTCCATTTCATCTTTTATTATTTTTTGCATTGTTGGTCCGCCATCTTTCAATATTCCTAATATACAGAGAGCTTCAAAAGTGAAATCTAATGCATCATCTTCATGTGCAAAATTGTAATCACCGAATTCTACAATGAGCTCATTTCCAGTCAATGAAATTCGACTGAAAGGATAATCGGGGTCAGGAATATAAAGCGACACATAAGCATCACAGTTCTTTACACAGGCACGAAGGTTCCAGCCCGGAATACTTTTGAACTCCGGCTTATGCGGATATTCGAGGATATCCATAAGAGCCGGCATCGGGATAGTCGATATGATCGGCTCCACTCGCATCGTTGGCCGTCCGAGCTTCGGAGGAAGCGGACATTTGTAAATAATCGGAAAACCTACCGCGAGCCGCGAGACTAGATCGGGTGGAGCTATCCAGCGCTCCTGTGGCTCTAGGGTGGCGCTCGTTATCGAGCGGTCCGAACGGGCCACTCCGGAGACCTTCCGACTATAAGCCAGCGCGTCGGCCACCGGATTAAGCCAGGGAACATAATGCTTAATCATCTTCACTTTCTTGAACTCGATGCCGGTCGCTTTCGCCACCGCGTCCGTCCGGAAGCGAAGGACCGCTGAGTGATTATTCGGAAGCTCGCTTTGGGCTTCGTGAACTTCTAGATCATATTTATCCCGAAGCATTCGAGCCGCGAGAAGTCCCGCGAGGCCTGCGCCAATAATCTTGATGCCGCTCATTTCTTTTCTCTCCTGTCTTTCCTTTCAGATCGCCAGATCAGAAAGATTGCTAAAACTACTCCAAGAGTATATCCAATACTTATGCTGATTATCATATTTGCTAGAAAATCTTCTATCATCATTTCGTTTCCTCCAGCTCCACGCCTAGTTCCCTAAGCTCTTTCTCAATCTCAACCTTGCGCTCCTTCGCGAATTGAAGAACAGCGTCGGATACGCATTCATTGATATCGTTGAATTCAATCCCAAATGCTTCCCGCCATTTCGCCTTCCCCGAAATGGAAGAATGCCCATCAAAGTAAAAGCCTAGATCATTCAACCTTGGGTTAGCGATCATGTGCTCAATAAGAGCGTCCGTGTCATCGCGCTTCTCTAGGAGCGCCTGGGCTCCGCTGTGCCCGCAGCGCGGCCGGGCGATCGTGCGCCTGGCCGGCGGCAACCTGAGCATTGCCGCCGGAGCGCCCTCGCTAGACGTCGCCGGGCGCCTCGGCCAGACCCCGGTTCGGATTGCCAGCGGGCCGATCGGCTTCGCTTATCCGGGGGTGATGACCGCGCAGCGGCTCGACGTCGCGCTCGGCCCCG